GTCTAATATTTTCTGCTTTCTTAAGGGATTTACTGATATATTCAGTAGATCCTTTTTTATATTTCATCATTTCTGATAGATCATCAAGAACGATTCCAAGATATATTGGTTTTAATAAGAATATATTTCTCTTATCATTTTCAATTTTGTCTTCATATTCATAGTTGGTTACAGGAGTAACTAAAGATGAGTTATAAATTTCATCATTGTCCTTTACAAATGAAGTATAACCATCAGTCAACCAATCATAATATGTAAAAGTATAGTCGGGTGCAACTTGTAAACCTTCTTTTAATACCTCTACTCCTTCAGTAGTTTTTATCTGTTTAGTTTCATAGTGATGAACACCATTGTAAATTCTATTATATGTCTCAGTATCTGTATCATCAACCTTACTATATTTTTTAAGTAGATAGGTATCAAATGCTTTTTGTGTTAATGGCCATTCAGATTGAATGTTGATAACATTATTGCATGTTAACACTAACCAATCTAAATCAGAGTCACTGTAGTAATCAAAGGCAACATTGTCTGGTCTATCATCACCTTTGATTTTATATTTGGTGAAGACAGAAAGATCTTGGAATATATCTTCTCTTAAAAAACCTTTTTTGAATAGGTTTTTCACTGGCATATAATCACCTATTTTAGCATTAGGTAATCTGCTTACATAATCAAAGTTAGGAAGTTTTTTAAAATAATTTGACATGTTAGAAACCTATACCTGATGCGTCTGTCTGAGTTGCGTTTATTAATGGACCTAATCCTGAATTAAATGGTTCTTCATCATCTAGATCATCATAATCACTATTGAAGATTGGATCGAGTTCTTGATATTTCATTGTTATTTTATATTGTGTCATCGTACCATCTCTAAATGTTGAGTATGCTCCATTAGGTGTATAGTCTACAGAGAAATCTGTTAGAGCAGCTTCTTTAAATCTATTTAAGTTATTTGCATTTTTTATATATGTTATCTGAAAAATTAATGGAGACTTGAGAAACACACCTTTTTGAGTTTTTCTTACTGCCATCCCTTGTTTGAATAATCGAATAATTTTTTTAACTTCACTACTTTCTTTAATATTTCTAGGAGATAGATTGAATGTAAAATTAAATGATCTTAGTTGAGGTTTATTAAAAAGCAATTCTACATTGGGATTGAGTACAGCACCTTCTCCTCTTTGTATGAGTTGTTGACTAGTACCAGTTGCAGCACCTGCCAATGCTTTTATAGCAGCATCTTCTATTCCTTTTGCACCAGCAGTTTCTGTCACACCTTTTATTATATCACCAATTTCAGATTGACCACCACCTAATAGTGAAATTGTTGATTGAGCTCCTAGTGCTTGAGCAGGATTAAGGTCTCCAGAACTCCATCCAACACTATTTTGATCTTTGATTCCACCTGGTATTGGTAATACGACAGACCCTAGAATTTGTTTTTCCTCTACACTTCTTTCTCTATCTTGTAAAACTCCTGGTGTACCTGAATCAAATTTTCTTGGTGAGAATTCCATCAGTGCAAATTTTATTGCATCCTGATCCTTACTCATTTTTTCTGGATATCTGTAATTACCAAATTTTTTTCTACCTATACCATCAAGAAGATTTTCTTTTTCTTCACCTATAATACGCCTTACATCGTTAGAATCGTTTGGATCTACATTTGTTGAACCATCTTTTATAACATCATTTGCTATTTTTCTTGCAACAATTGGATCAACACCACCCTCTACCTGTTCTTTTATTGCTCCATCCCTTGCTGCATTTTCTAATTGTTTTCGACCCTCATCGGTATTATAGTGTTTAGCTAAATCTCGATATAATAAAGGATTATCTCCTGTAAACTTTTTTGTTACTGGATCAAATGATCCTATTATAGGATCAAATCCTAGAGGACCATCTTTTTTAAGTTCAATCTTTCCAGTTTTTTTATTCATTAAGGTAAAGAATTTGTCATTCTTATACCCTTTTGGAAGACCGCTAGATGATCCAGAAAAGTTATATTTGCTTGCTCCTAATATATTATCGGTAGTGCTCATTAACTTAACACGGTTCTTATCTAGTTATTTAGCAAGAATTTTCCGTATTGTAATGCCAACAACTCATCTAACTCTTGATACTCTACAATGTATAGTTGTCCTGCAAGTTCTGCCCATGTATAATTCCTATATTTTTGCCAATGAAAGTTAAGTCCTCTGAATCCCCATGAGAATAAATCGACACATGCAATCAATGGATGTTGATCATATGTTATGTTGGGAGTCTTTGGATTATATACAAAGGTATAAAACTTTCCTGCCTCTGGTATAGGTGTTACTGTTTGATTGAAGATATCCATAATGGTCAGCATTATCTCTTCAGGATCAGTAGTATTTTCTGCTTCAATTATTCTTTTAAGCTCATCAACTCTTGCAGTGGGATTATTTTCTAGTTCACTAAAACCAAAGGAGTCTGTCATGATGCAACACCAAGTTCTCTTTCCGTAATAATTTTAAATTCAATTCCCCTATTTTCACACCAATCATGTGCAAATTTCCATTTAGCTTCATTAACTGCATAAGTTTTACATTCGTAAAGATATGATGGAGTCACTTTTTTTCTTTTCTTCGGAGGTTTTGTTTGTTTTAATGGTTTGACTTCAATTACATAGGTTTTTATTTTTCCATTACTTTCTTTAACTTTAATAAGAAAGTCTGGGAAATATCTACGAACCTTTCCATCAGGAGCACGATATGGTATGAAGAATTCTTCACTACCCCATTGTATAATATTTTCATTCAGATCACAATAACCACAGAATTTAGATTCCCAAGAACTACGGCAGATAATATTGTTAACATTACCTTTATATTTCTTTGGGTTTTTGGGTTTGTAAATACTCTTTTTACTTTCGGACATACATAATATAGTAAGTCAAATATTATTTAGATGGCTGGGGTACGACCAACACATAGAAACGTAGATAATATAAAGAGTACGATTTTACAACCGTCTCTGACACCTTATTTTGAGGTGCAAATTCCTGTGCCTTCCTTTTTGTCTTCTTTGAATGGAGGCACATCATCACCTTATAATTATTTGTCAATATTATGTACAGAGGCTTCATTACCAGGAAATCAATTAATAACTTTTAATGTAGATAATGACTATACTGGTGTCACTGAGAAGATGCCGCATAGAAAAGTGTATGATCAGAAATTAGATTTAACTTTTTATGTTAATGTAGGTGATGAGAATTATTATCCAATAAGATTTTTTGAATCATATATTTCTTACATTGCAGGTGAAGATCAGAATGCAGGTGATTTTGGATTGAGAGATTCTAATTATTTTTATAGGATGAGTTATCCTGATGATTATATGTTGGATAAATTGTATATTTACAAATTTGAGAAAGAAAGTACTAGTGGATTAACTTATGAATTTATAAGGACATATCCTACAAATATTAATACAATGCCAATTACTTATGGCGATGCACAAGTTTTAAAATGCACTGTAAGTTATAGTTATGTGAGATATGTTATGGATCAAAAATTCAATACAAGCAGAAGAGGGGGAGCATCTGTAGCACCTGCAGCACCTGTAGTAATAAATGCACCCAATCCTGTTGCACCTGAACCTATACTAAGAGGACAAGGAAATAAAAATATCCTTACTAATCCAAATAGAGGAGGAGGTGGAAAACGAAAATGGGATGGTAATTTATTTGGTAACTTAGGTAAGTGACTACATTATCATCAAATAACCTCTATAAATAAGTACACTGACATTGTTATAAACATATCATGCCATTACCAAAGATTGCGACACCGACTTATGAGTTGGAATTACCATCTACTGGAAAGACGATACGATATAGACCATTCTTAGTTAAGGAAGAAAAGGTTTTATTAATAGCTCTTGAAAGTGAAGATACAAAACAGATTACTAATGCTATCAGAGCAGTAATTAAAAATTGTATTGCTACTAAGGGAGTTAAAGTTGAGACCTTACCTACTTTTGATATTGAATATCTTTTCTTAAATATTCGTGGTAAATCTGTTGGGGAGGAAATCGAAGTTAATCTTATTTGTCCTGATGATGAAGTAACTGAAGTCAAAAAGAAAATTAATATCGATGATATTAAGATTCAAAAGAATGATGAACATACTAATGTGATAAAGATTGATGAAAATATTATGATGGAAATGAAGTATCCATCTCTTGATGAATTTATTAAAAATAATTTTGATTTTAATGAAAAAAATCAAATGGATCAGTCATTTGAGTTGATAGGATCTTGTATTGATAAGATCTATACCCAAGAAGAGGTATGGGCATCTACTGATTGTACTAAGAAAGAACTGAATGAGTTTCTTGAGTCTATGAATTCTTCTCAATTTAAAGACATTGAAACTTTTTTTGAAACTATGCCTAAATTAAAGCATACTGTTACTCTTACAAATCCTAATACTAAAAAGGAAAATGAAATTGTTCTTGAAGGGTTAGCATCTTTTTTCGGTTAGCCATGGTGTATATGAATCTTGAAGGTTACTTCAAGCTTAATTTTTCGTTAATGCAGTATCATAAATATAGTTTGACTGAGATTGAAAGTATGATGCCGTGGGAAAGAGACATTTATGTTCTTTTACTTCAACAACATCTTGAAGAAGAAGAGCAAAAGCAAAAGCAACAAGAAGCGAATGGCCGTTAGCACGTCACCAGTAAAGATACTTTTAGATTTGGAGATTGATTTAGATAATCTTTCTTCGGAAGAGAACTATCTTAGTGCATTGATAGAAGCAACCAATATACTTTCTATATCTAATCCTGGTGATGGAAGAATAGAAATATTACAAGAAGAGATAAAGAGAATACGGTCAGAAAGAAAAGCAGTAGACCCTAAGTTTAAAACAAAGAAGACGACAATAAGTGCAGCGAGTCTCCTTGGTAGAAGTGCAAACAAAGAACCTCAAAAACTACTGTCTGCATCTAAAAAGATGGTGGACAGAAAAAGAATGGTATCAAGTTCTTTAGAAACTATAGTATCTTTTATCGCAGAGAAACTTACTTCAATTGAATCTACGTTATTAGAAAAACAAAAACTTGAAAAAAAGAATGCTGAATCAAATAGAAAGGTTGTAGAAAATCTAGGTAGAGAAAAAGAAGAAAGTAGATTAGAACAAACAACAGGATTTTTAACTGGTGCTGCTAAGAAAATACTCCAGCCAGTTCAAGGTGTTTTAAGTAGAATTTTTAAATTCATAACCACATTGATCTTAGCAAAAGTATTCATTAATATGCTTAAGTGGTTTGGTAATCCTGCTAATGAAAAGAAAATTGATTCCTTAGTTAAATTCTTTAGTGCCAACTGGGGCAAATTATTATCTGCTTATTTGGTATTTGGAACTGGTCTTGGTAGGTTTGTTCAGTTCCTTACTAAGACAGTAATATCAGGAGCAATAAAATTAACGGCACTTACAGCAAAACTTCTTGCAGCTAAGGGTGTTAAGGGAGCAAGAGGATTTGCAAGATCTTTTAGTGGAGGAAGAGGAAATAAATTAGCAAGAGGTCTTCAAGTAGTAGGAACTGCTGGTGCAGTCCTTGGCATGGGTGGTATGTTCCAAGGATTGGAAGAGGGTGGAGAGGTAAATGGAGAAAAGGGTGTAGATAAAATTCCTACTATGCTCACTGATGGTGAGTTTGTAATGAGTAAAGGTGCAGTTCAAAAGTTTGGAGTGGATACTCTCCAATCTATGAATGCAATGGGTGGTGGATCTGGTATACCCAAGATGATGGATGGTGTTACTTATGCAAATGAGGGTGGCCAGATTAAAAAGAATTATAGTTATAAACTAAGTGGAGCATCAAAAGATCTTATTGGTGGTGATAAGAAATTTCTAAAGGCAATTGAAGGGTTATCTGCAAGAAGAGATATAAATCCTGCTCAATTATTGGGATTGATAGCATCAGAATCTGGATTCAATGCACAGGCATCCAATGCATCTGGTGCTACTGGGTTGATACAGTTCATGCCTATGGTTGCAGAAAGAATGGGAATTACCACTGAAGATATAGGTAAGATGAATAGATCTGATCAAGTGGGACTTATTGATCAGTATTTTAGTATGAATCAACTTCCTAATAATCCAAGTGCTGGTCAATTATATACAAATGTTTTCATGCCATCCTTGACTAATAAAGGATCTGATTATGAAATAACAAGAGAGGATGATAAGTATAATAATGCATACATATACAGAGAAAATGCAGGATTAGATAAAAATAAAGATGGTATAATAACCATTGATGAAATGGGTGGAAGAATATTTGATAAAATGAATGAGTTTGGTATTAAAGATACCACTAAAAAGAATAAGGGTTTTAATTTACTTAACCCTTTATCTTGGTTCAGTGGGCAAGCTCAAGGTGCTATCGATCAAGCAGAAAAAGGGGAGGGTTTATTTGGGAATAGTCTTACTGGCAGAATGCTAGAAAAGAAGAGAGCACTTGCTGAAGCACAAGGTTATAATGAAGGTGGATTAGTTGGTAAGGGTGCTGTACAGCAGTATGGTATCGATACAATGGAAGGTATGAATGCAGCTGCAGGTGGAACAAATATCCCAGTCTTGATGCCAGATAAGAAACGTAAAGGATTTCCTGGTGGTGGTAGACCTTATGCTCCTACTTCTAACGCAGGTGTCGTAACTGACCCAGAAGAGAGAAAACAACAAGAGGCATATATGCTTAAGTTTGTTAATGAAGAACGAGAAAGATTTCTGGGATTACCTCCTTTAACTAATCTAACTTATGCTCCAGGTGTGGAACTTACAAAGATGAGGGGTCCAGGTCCAAGAACAAAAGAAACATCAGATACTTTTACAGATCTTGATAGAGGTATCGAGACCACATCAACATCAAAAACAGTCGATGGTAAAACTACTTTTGGTGCATCAATGAGGCAAACAACAGAAGAAGATAGGCAGAAGTTCTTTGCAGAAAACCCACACGCAGCACAATTAGTAAATCTCAAGGATCAGATAGAATTAGATAATTTAGGTGCTGATATATCTGCTAGTGCCAAAATGAAGGGTGGTGGTTTAGTTCCTGCATTTGCTGGTGGTGGTTTAGTATCTAATTCATCTTCTAACTTATCTAATTCTATATCTAATTTTAATGGTGGTGGTTTAGTTGACTGGTGGAATAAAGGAAGGAATGTAAGAGTGCCTAATGAAAATACGACACGTTTCTTTGGTAGGAATGGATTAATGGCAGACGATGCTGCACAACTTACCAGAAGTGATAAAGCATTTTCTCAAGGTACAAAAGGATTAAAGTCTTTACGTCCTTTGAAAGCTTTTCTTGATCCTAAAATGAGATCAACTGGTCCTACTCCTGCCATACGTCAGACATTTGAACGTCCTGTTAGGGCATTAAGGGATCTAGGTGCAGTAAAAGGAGGAGGACTTGGATTATTTCTTAATGAATTGATGAATCCTGCACCATTAGCAGATGGAACATTAAAAGGAAAGGAGTTTAATAAAGGTGGTTACACAGGCCCAATGACAACTCCAAATATTAAAGCACCTGTTGGTCAACCTACTATGTCTGCTCCAAAGGTTACTGTTCTACCTTCAAGAGAGTCTATTAATAATCAATCAGAGGGACAATATGGTTCTGGTGTATCTAAGATACCTCAGTTTAATGTTGGCAGTGGTTCTTCAAGAAAGAAAAAGCAATTGGGTATAACAGTATAAGATGAAAATATTACAATCACGACCAGATACTGCAAAGATTAATGGAGAACCTGTGAAGGGTAATCTTTTAAAGATTAAAAAATCTGTTATAAGAGTTGATAAATTCTTAAAGAAAGATCTTACAAAGTCGCAAAGAGAATCTGAAAAGTTAAGAAGGAGTATAGAAAAAAGTAGTAGATTAAAAAAAGAAAAAAGAGTAGAGACGAAAGATAATGATACCAAGAAAGCATTTGTAGGAAAAGTTCGTGTTCCTAGTCTAGGTATCTTTGGATCTTTAAAGAAATTTATTGGTACAGTTGTATTAGGATTCTTTGCAATTAAATTGATACCATTATTACCTAAGTTAATTCCTATTGTTAATGGACTGGGTAAGTTTGTTAACTTTATTATTGGTATTGGTGGCCGATTCCTTAATGGGTTTATATCTTTGGTTGACTTTGGTGTCAGAGCTGGTGATGCTACAATTGGATTCATTAAAAATATTGGTGGAGAAAAGACTGCTGAAGTATTCTCAAAATTTGGTGGTGCTCTTTCTGGATTGCTTGATGCTGCTATTTTAATTGGAACATTAAGTCTATTTGAGTCTGGTCAAGACTATATGTTTGATCAGAAAAATAGAAAACCAAAAGGTCCGAAGGGTCGTGGACCATTAAAAGGTGTAAAAAGATCTCTCAGAAGGACATCTTTAAGAACTATTGGAAAGACTGGTACTAAAACTTTAGGTAAATTTGGCAAAGCAGGTCCGTTAGCAGCAATATTTACTGCGTTCGACTTTATGGGTCGGAAATCAGAAGGACAAAGTAATTTGCAAGCAGGTCTTGGTTCGGGAAGTAGTCTTGCAGGATATGCTGCAGGTGCTAAGATTGGTGCATCTATTGGTACTGTTGGTGGCCCACCAGGTATTTTGATTGGTGGTCTGGTTGGTGGTGTTATTGGTTCTTTTATTGGTTCAAGTATTTCTGATAAAGTAACTGGTGCAGATAAAGTACAAGGAAGAAATGAAGGTGGTCTTGTAAAAAGAAAAGAACAAGATAGATTTAAGAGTAAAGAACAAACATTGAAAGTTGGAGGATCAATTTCTCCAATTAAATTTGATTCTACTACAGAAAAAATATTTCCTAATGATGTTGATGGTATGCCTGAGAGTGGGAAATATATTAGTAATTCATTTAAAGATGTAAGTAAGACATCTTTCCTTGGACCTTTGATGGGACTATCATATAAGATGTTAACTGGTCAGGGAATGTCTAATGATGAGTTTGAAGTTGCAAGTAATAATCTAAAAGCATCAGCAAAATTTGGATTCTCTCCAGAGATGTTGAAGAAATCATTTACAGATGCTTCTGGAAAGGTTGCTGGTGTAAGATCTAGTACGGAAATGCCACCAACTCCAAGACCACCTAAATGGGTAACTGGTATTCTTGATGTTTTTGGGTTTAAAGACGATGGTAGGAGAACTCTTGCATCTACAAAAGAGTTAGAATTTTTAAGAGGGTTGGTAAAGAATTTTTTAATTATTATTGGTATAGTTGTGGCAGTTATGGCGGCGGTGGGTGGTGCTGCTCTTCTTGGATATTTTAATCCTGCTGTAGCAGCATTTGTTGCAAAGATACTTAAGTTTTTGCCTATGGTTAAAAAGACTACAGATGTTTCAAAGGTTGGGAAGATTGTAAAACTTAAGAACCTTAAGATAAAACCTTTAAGATTTAAAGAACCAGTTAAGTCTACTGTACGAACAAGAGTTCAATTAGAAAATACAATGGATCCTTTGAGGTCGAGATCTGTTGGTGAAGATGTAGTGGGAAATATTCTTAATAATGTGGGTATGGGGATTAAATCTCCCGTTCCTACTGGATTAACAAAAACTCCAATTAAAAAAGTTTTTGGTCAAAAAAGTCCTGTTCCTACTGGAGTAACTCCTAAATCAATATCTACTTCGATTAACAATCCACTTCTTCAAACTACTAAGAAATTCAGTATTAAACCTTCTACATTATCTCCAAGACCTGCTACTACTGGTGCTGGATCTAATGTTACTGCTAATATTACTCCTAGGCCAAATGGAGGATTCCTTAAGTTTAGTAAACGGGCAAGTCGTATAAAGAGAAAATCAGAATTTAGATCCAGAACAAATGATAGCATTAGAAAAATTGATACTAGAGATACTGATAGGTTGATACAAGATATTTCAAAAGATCCTATGAATACTGCTGTAAGAACAGGAATTGAAAGACAAACTGGAGCAATAACTAGAGAATTTACAAAACCACAACGACCTTCAGGAACTCAAACAATGACTCAAGATGGTCTTGAAAAACTAGCAAGACAACTTGGATTGGGTAAGAAAACTCTCCAACAAAATTTTGGAAGAAAAATAAAAAAATCAACTTCAACAGAAGGAGATGTTCTTAATACTCCAAAGAATTTTGATGCTTTAGATAGAACATTTGGATCAAGGACTGGATTTAACTTAGGTGGTTTTGTACGAGGTGCAGGTGGAACTGATATGATCCCTGCAAGACTTACAAGCGGTGAGTTTGTTATCGATAAGGATTCTACTGACTATCTTCGTGCAACAATGCCTGGGTTCCTTGCAGGTATCAATAAGGCAAAGTATGATGATGTTCTTCCTGTTCTTCAATCTTATGCATCATATGAGAGTGGGTTTGGTGGCCAAGATATTGTTGTTGTTGCTCCTACCACAGAAATAAATAATGTATCAGGACAACAGATGGCAAGTGCTCCTATGATTACTGCAGGTGGATCAGGAGAAGATCCGTTTGAGATACTAGCAAAGGGTTAATAATATGGCACATAAAATAATTTTAGGAAAAAGTTCAGAAGCAGCATCAATTAAAACTGTTTCTATTGTATCTAATAAAGATCAATCAAGACAAGTTGATTTAGTTAATGGTGTTACTATACTTCAATACCGTGAAAGTATTTTATCCGAGACAATATCAGTCAATTTAACTTTTGTTGATGCAGGATATGCAATTAAATCAGAAGAGGATAATGCATTAACTACAGCAGTTGAGGGCCTTCCTATAGTTGGAACGGAAACAGTTAAGATTACACTTGAAGATAATAATGAACATGAACTTGAATTAGATCTTTATATTAATAAGGTTACTCCATTAACTGAAACGTCCACAGTGAATACCTGTAATCTAGAATGTGTATCTAAAGAATTTCTTTTAAATGAAAAGATAAGAGTTAATACTAGGTTTGATGGTAAAATATCTGATCATATTAAGAAAATTATTCAAGATACTCCAGAGTATTTTACTACCGAAAAGGAAATTGATATAGAAGATACGGATAATAATTATAATTTTTGTGGTAATAATAGAAAGCCTTTCTTTACTCTCAATGCATTATCTAAGAAGTCTGTACCATCAGGCAAACTTGGGAAGAGTGCAGGGTTTTTCTTTTGGGAAACATCAGAAGGATTTCATTTTAAATCTATTGATACCTTGATGGATCCAGAAAAAAATCCGATTAAAATGTCTCTTCTATATGATAATACTCCTGACGGTAAAGGTGCTGCTCTTCCTCCAGAGTATGATATGAAAGCACTTGAATATTCTGAAGATAATACTACAAATATTAAGAATAAGTATACGATGGGTGCTTATTCCACAAAAATAATTACTTTTGATCCATATAGTTGTGAGTATAAAATTACAACTAGAACAGTAAAGGATGATGCTACTAAAGTTAGTGAAGGTGTTCCTGAAGATGAAGGATCTGAAAAGAATTTAACAACTGGTGGTGAGGAACTTCCTGTATTGAATCCAATATTTGATAGAGAAGGTTTGGATAAAGAATATAGTCGTACTACTTATTATGTTAATGATACTGGTACACTTCCTACAGGATCTGGATTGGGTAAAGAACAACAGCAACTAGACAAGTCACAAGATCCTAATTTTGTTCAGTCACAGATTGTCAATCAGTCAATAAGGAGGTATAATCAATTCTATGCTTCCAAAGTTACAGTCACACTACCAGGAGATTTTTCACTTCATGCAGGAGATGCAATTTTTGTAGATGCACCAGCTGTAACTGCAGAAAAGAAAGGTGAAGTAAACAAGCGAACTGGTGGTCTATATATTATAACTGATCTTTGTCATTATGTTTCATCTGATGGAACTTATACAAAGTGCAATTTAGTAAGAGACTCTTTTGGTAGACAAGGTACACCATTAAAAGGTTAAAAAACTATGACTATTAAACACGATTTAGATCACGAGGTCTACATTGACCCCAAAGATGGTAAAGAACATACTAATCATGGTATGCATGAGTACAGTAAAGAAGACTTAGAGAATGTTCATGCTGATTATGATGTATATCATAAGGATGATAAAGTAGATACGAATGAAGGTAAGATAAATGACTACCATACACGGCATGAGGATAGTCATCTAGAAGTTTATTGTGATAATCATCCTGATGCGGATGAGTGTAAGGTATATGACGATTAATGGTAGCAGATTCAAGTTTATTTAATCCAGAGGTATTTGGTCAGGGGTTCATGTGGCAAGGTCAAATTGCCGATGATTCTTCGTGGCGAGATAACATAGAGACTGGTAAATTTGAGAATAAAGATACAAGTAAGGGGTGGGGTAGAAGATATAAAGTAAGAATCATGGGCATCCATGACAAGGAAGAGGAATCAATTAGTTCTGATCAACTTCCTTGGGCTCAAGTATCTTACCCCATCACTGCTGGTGGTGGTCAGGCAGGAGCATCTATGACTCCTAATCTCCGTCAGGGGATGTTTGTTTATGGGTATTTTCAAGATGGTCCTGAACAACAAGTACCCATTATCACTGGTATTTTAGGACATAATGCTCCTACAGTATTGAAACAAAAGATAGGTGAAACAGATTCTAACTTTGCACCGACTAGTGGATATGCAGAAGGAAAAGTACCAAAGACATATAGAACTAAAGAAGTTGTTCCAAAGTATGATCAGGTAACATCTAAACCAAAATCAAAATCAGTAGAACAAGATGCTGCAACCCTAGATTCTCTAGGAAAAGGCCAAATGAATCCGTTTGGATTGCGGAAAGATTTTACTGCAACTATAGAACAACTAAAAGATATTGCTGATGCACAGAAATTATCATCTGAATTAAATTTGAGTGGTGCTGCGAGTGAAGTCTTTATTAAGAGTAAAGTTCATCAGGCATTAAGAAATAGACTTAAGACAGCAAATGCACCAAATACTCCACCATCACCAGGTGCTACATTAGAAAGTGCTGATGCTCCACATAGATTAAATGCAGGTCAGGTACAACGTGAAGATAAGTATAGAGAAAAAATAGTTCTTTCTAAATGCCATGATCCAGTTAATTCTTCAATGAGTGCTATTCAAACTATCATTGATAATTTGGCAAACAAGATTGATAAGTATCAGAAATCTATACAGATAGATGGGTATATTGATGCATCTTCTCAAAAAAATCCTAAGATTAATTTAGAAGTTGAGATAAAAAAATCTTCATCTGAGATGTCAAAACATATGAGAGTCATCACTACTAAGATGATGGAGTATGTTAATAAAACAACTAATGTTGAATTGACATCTGCAGTCTCTGCAATGCCATCAAGCATGAGATTTATGTTTGCAGATATGAAAGATCTAACAGGACAAACAACTCAGAAAATGTATCTTGAGATTGGAAATGGTCTTGGGGATATGATTGGACCTATATTAAGTTCTTCATTAAATGTGAATGGATTATTAGAAAGAGCAAAATCAAAAGCACTTAATATAGATCTTGATATAAATCTTCCTCTTCCAAATATTGGTGGCCAATTAAATTTTAATGGTGGTAATGTTTCTGGATTTATTAAATCAAATATTCCTTTTCCAACTAAGAGAACTGTAGGTAAGACTAGACCAAGAGGTGTTGTTAGTGGTAGCGGAACAAAAGAAGACCCTTGGATCAGTCCTGCCATAGAGGGACAGGGAGCAATGCCATACTATCAAGAAGAATCTTTACCTCTACCATTAATAGAAGCACCTACTCCTGAAGAATTTGAAAGTAACCTTATAAACAATGCTGATAGTGATGGTATAGTAAAGTTATCAATTAACACTGAAGATAAATTAACTACTCCTAGTGTTCCTATGTGTTATGCAGAGGATGTAGTTGGAAAAATAATATTTGCAAATCAGGATTTGATAAACAAGGCGAATCAAGCTGTCATTGAAAATATGAATACGTTTATTGGTGACATGCAAGATATCATATCAGGTGAACCAATACAGAAAGAAGATAAGAATTCATTACTTCCTGGTGCTATTGTTGGTATAACAGATGAAGAAGTTTTAGATCAGGTTAGAGGTGGAACTTTATACATAACTGCTCAAAGAGTTGAAACATCATTCTTTAAAAATCTTAGAGCAGGAATTACTACATCACCAGGATCTGGAGCTCTAGTTGATATTACTGTTTCGAGTGGTGGTCTTGCAGGATATGGCGATCCTTCTGCACAACATTTTACATGGATCTCACAGGGAACTGGATATCCAAATAGTGGACAACCTGGCAGTAATGCTATTGCTTGTAATGGTGGAACGGGAACAGGTATGAAAGTAAATATACAGGCAACTGGGGGTGTTATACAAAATCTTTTTGTTCATACAACAGGAACAGGATATAGAGTTGATGATGAACTTACTATTCAGGCTGGTAATTTTGATGCCAAGTTTACTCTTGATATGGTAGAAGGATCTATTGATCCTGATGGTATTACGGTTGTAAAACCTGGTGGTAATTATAAGGATGGAGATGTTTTAAAAGTTGTAGGTGGTGCATTTGATGCTAGTTTTACTATTACAGCTACTAATGATCAGGGAGATGGTGTTGCAGCCACTTCAAAGAAACCTAAAAGTATGGATGGATTGATGAAGAAGTTGGCAGGTATTCAGGGAAATTTAAGTAAGGCATTGAATTTTAAAAATGTAAAGGCAAATATATTCCCTTGGGAAGATCCACCAAACATGGCTGTATCTGATTATTATTTTCTTGCAAGAGGTGGTGCTGCACAAGCAGCTAATCAACTTCCAAGTATTGAAGCAGTTGCTGATATAGTTAATAAGAAACCAAGTTTCCCTTCTCCTGAACAGGCTTTGAGTTTTGTTCAACCATCTGCTGGACAACCAAATATTAATAAACTTATTGCTAAAGCTGAAGATACCGTTCAGGATGTAGCAGATACCTTTGGAATAGGGTAATAAATATTAATTATGACAGACACTAAATCTAAATTTGATATCTTTGGGCCTGTTTCTAAAGATGATATACGAGTAGGATATATCTCTACTGATAGAGGATATGTTAAATCGGTGACGATTTGTGAAGCTAATGAGTATGCAAAGAAGAATCCTCAAACAATTTTTGTATATGAAAATAGAGATAAAGTATTATACTTAGATATAAATGAAGTTAATCAAATAGATACTTCAATTCTTTTACCTGAGAAGGTAGGTGATTCTTGTAGTGGATTGCAAATAGAATCGCCATGTGATCCTACTTCTAAAGCTCATTTTTATGGTGGTGGTGGAGTTGGTGTTGTCGGTAATCCTATCATAGGAAAAGATGGTGCAATATTAGCAATTGATATTATAGAGGGTGGATTTGGATATCAATATCCTCCAGTTGTAGAAGTTAAGAATGGATGTGGTATTGGAGATGGTTCTCTGTTTAGATCTGTTTTATCTGATGAAGGATATACAATAAACACTTTAACTTATTATGATGAATGTGGTTTGGATGAAGAGTATGATATATGTGGTGAGAATGATGTAGAAAAGGCAGGGTATGGTAGACTTTTTAATAGGGATGGTAAAGATATAGGGCCTTGGGATCCTACAAAATATACTGATAATATATTAGCAGATCCTGCTGATCTTGAATTAGAAGCATATGAAAAATCACTTGCCGAATTTAAGAATCCTTTTTGGACTTCCAGAGAGCAATCTGGATTGACCATAACATCTGGTGATAAAGTTACTAAAACAAAGTATGATGTATATCATTGGGCATGGGGTGCAGTTCCAGCAACTAATGATCCAATTTCCAATCTTTACATAGAATTATTTGGAAGAGATCCTGATCAAAGAGGACTTGAGTTTTGGACAAATAAGAGAGAGAAAGGTCTAAGTCTTGATGGGGTTAGAAAAGATATGATGACTTTCCCTGAGTGGGAAAGGGTTTGTTTTGGTGATTGTAAACCTGTTATGCCAGAGAAGGCTATTGTTGGTGGACAATATTATGAGTATGACAAAAATAATTTTATGAATAAGAATGCAATATCTCCTCTTCCAATGTCTAATGTTATTGGGGGTGATGGTGGAGGAGAACCATATTCTCTTGTATGGGACATTGATTTTCCATATGCAGGAGATTATACATTCGTAGTTCAATGTGATAATGAAGGAACTTTATTTGTTGATGGAAAGAAACAAGCAACATATTCATTAGGGTCTGGAGGAGCTGGTGGTAGTGTTTTATCACCACCAAAGAAAAATGTAGTTAAAATTGATGAGGGATCCCATCTAGTAAGATTTGATCTTATTAATGGTACTGTGAAGGAAAAGGTTGTTAAACAACAAGATAATACTATTTCAAATAAAACAAATACTGTAGATTTTAAGTTTACAACTTCTACTCTTCATGGTGCTACTGCATCTATTGAAGAACTTGATATGAATATAGAGAAAGCATTTGGTGCTGATAATGTTAGAGAATCTTTTAATAGATCAGTTGAATATGGAAGAGTTTATGATGTTTTACTAGGAAGTAATACCATACGATCACAAACTATACCTTCTAATAATAGAGACATTATATTTGAGGGT